TACTCCAAAATCTACATACATATTATCATTTGACTTATTTTGAATATACAAGTAACTCCTATCATAATTAGAACCAAATATTTGTTGGTTTACATTAGAAGAAAGTATGGTTGCAGATCCATCTACGAGAACTCCCGGCCTTGAAATATCAATGATTGGAATACCAAAATTTGTTTCAATGGATGGATAATCCAATGTTTCTGATTTTAAAGCTCTTCCTTCGCTAACATAATTAATTATTTGACCACTTGGATATCCTTCAGTGGGATTAATTGTTGAATAACCATTTACTATGCCAGCACCAAGAATATGAATTGTTCCCATGAAAAAACCCTCGTTATGGAATAAAGTTTCTACCATCTCTACTGTAAGGATAATACGCCATATCTCTATATCCAGCAAAAACTCTGAACGGAGTCATAATAGCTGCACCAGCAATTGCCCCATTCCTGTTTGCTTGATATTCTAGCTTGGTATCATCGTATACTGCACACCAGCCCTTTTCAAGTAATTTAAGTCTACCATCCATAGTTCCACGAAGATCAATAGATGAGCTACCATCTCTAATAGCAATTCCTTGACCAACAGATTTTCTAGTTTCTCCACGCTCTATTAAACATGCTGCTTTTATACAAACTAAATTTATAAAATTTTCATCTCTGGTTGAATCTCTATCTACTGGACTTGGATCAATAGTTAAAGCTTGAATATCAACCTTAAATTTATTAGGAAAACTCAATTCATTTGTGACTAATTGAGCAGCTACTGCCAAAACTTGTGTAAGTCTTTTGTCATTATATGTTTGTGGCGATGATAGATCGTCAATCAAAACCCTTATCAGTGTTATGAATTCTGCTTGCCAGTACATAATCACCTCGTTATTTAGTAATAATTACAACTAATAATACACCGTATTCTAATCGGTAAATGGTGGAACTATTATAATATTGCCAACCACTAGTGTTATTATGTGGCCATTTGACAAAACTGACCTAAATTCATAAGACCATCTACCAGCACCGATTTGTTGAAGTTCTTCATTGCTTAACTCAACCCTTAACGATGTTGCATTGAGCAATTCTGCTGGTTTAGTAAAAGTAGGCATTGAATCAATTATAAAGCTAGTAGAAGAATCAGTTAAATCTGGCCAATTTACAGAAGTTATGTCTATAGATCTAGATTCTTGAACTAAATAATCATCCGTTAATCTTAACTCAATAGGATCTGCTGGATTAATCGGTATTGGGTTTGTCAGTGTAGGAACCCCATTTCCAGTAGAACTACATCTTGTACTAACTTTAACATCTATGTTTTCATACTCTTCTGGATTAATCGCCAAAGCACCAAGAAATTCAGCACCACAATAAAATTTGATAGCACCCCTAAAAGATGTTGGTATTGTTGGAGTAAACAAAAAATAGCCATTGGTTAGATTTACAAATCCAGTTGTATATGGAGTATTGTAATTTGTTCCATCTCCATTTATTAATTGTGCAGATAAAGTTGTGCAATTTTCATATTTTTTGCCAAAGGATAAACTTATGCCAATTTCAAATGCCATTTTAATCTCCAAAAGCAGGAGTTATAATTAAATTTCCAAAACTTACAGTTACAGTATGGCCACTAAGAAAAACAGATCTAATTTCATAAGACCATCTTCCAGCACCAATGTTTTGTAAATCTGTACTGCTAAGTTCAAGTCTTAAAGTTTTACTATCAATATAAGAGGCTATTTTTAAAAAGTTTACTTTTCCATCAACATAAAATATTGTTGTAACTTCACTTAAATTTGGGTAATCATCAGAGGTGAAATCTATAGCTCTATCATCTACTGCATAGTAGTCATCTGTTGACCTTAAATCTAATGTGTCACCAGCAACAAAAGTGATCATTTTTGTACAAACCCACTTGTGTATATGTAAATACATTCATTACTATTTAATACAGTATACTCAACATTAATAATAGTGTCATTTGTATAAACGATTTCATTCTGCATTAGCCGTTTCCTTTTTATTCCTTTTAAGTTCATGTAGCTCTCTAGTGTTCAACAATATCTGATTAAGTATGTCCATAGTGTTTTCTTGGCTTTTAACCACACTTTCTAATCCAACTTCTAGTCTATCTATAAATTTGATGTGTCTTTCATGCAAAGGGAGGATGATCTTTTCACCCAACCAAGTTGCTGCTCTATAAGTTGTCCAAACAAAAAATATTAAAAAACTGCAAGAAACACCTAATCGTTCAATTAATAGGATAAGATCTTTGTCATCCATTGTTCTAACCCCCAAATAATGTAGTTGTGCCTACATTAAATTACACCTTTTTGTACCATGTAGTGGGCGACACCCCCATAATAATCAAAACATCTTTGCGACACAAAACCTAGTTTTTTCCAGAATGGCTCAGAGTTTAGGACAGATACCAAAGCCTTCGGTGACAATGGGTTCTTTAATATCTTTTCCACTAACCTCTTAGCTATTCCTTCTCTTCTGTGGGTTTGAGACACACACAAATCATGGATATATAAACATGTTGGATTAATTGTTTCTATATAAGTTTTATTTAGTGGGTGTGCTTTATTTAACATGTAGGGGAAAGAAATAATATAACCAACTACTTCGCTGTCTTTTCTAGCCAAAAAACAGCCGTTTGGATATCCTGTTATCTTGGACTTGAATGATTCTTGGCCTTCATAATAATTAGAAGGGTATGATGATGTTGCAAGATCTTCTACTGATTGAATATATTCTGCTGTTATTGGCTCAATTATCATTACGCAGCATTAGCCTCTTCTATAGTAATAGCATCAGCAACAGCTTTTCGTCTGGCAGCAAAGGAACTAGCCATATTGGAGCGAGCTTGGCCATATTGGAGAAGAAGCATGGTCATTTCTTGTATGGTGGAGAAGCTAATAGGTGTATTAGCCATACTGATTAGGTGAGGAAGTTCTAAGCCCAATGCTGCTGCCTCTTTTGCAAGAGAGAACACACCTACAAGAAGTGCTACATCAGAGGGGGTAATGCCAAGATAATAGCCTTGACCAGAATCCCAACCAGTTCTTTCTAATGCAAGCCATTCATTATTAATGTCATTTAATTTTTTATGTTTTGCTAACTCTAATGTATCAGCAAGTGGAGAATAGCTTAACAATAAAGAAGCAAGCTCATCTATTTTAGCAGAAATATCTTCTGTGTTTCTTATTTTATAAACATTGGTTTTATTTGAACCATCAGCATCTGATTGAACAATTGCTATTTGATATGAGTTTCCAATATCGTTTGGATCATTTGAAATAGCTTGCATATTAGAAACACTAAAATGATTTAACATAACTTTCTCCTTAAGCCTTAATTATAAAGTTGATTGCTATCGCTGGTTGCATTAGGCTTACTGCGGTTGCAGTTCCATTTCCATTTCCTGTTGTTCCAGAAGATCCAGTAAATGTATGGGTATGACCCGTGTTACTATTTGTTGATCCGTGAGAGTGATCACCAGCAGATTGTTCGATTGCATTAAGATTGTAAATCTGATAACTAGTTCCAGCACTTAGATTTGCACCACCACCAGAACCAACATAAGCTAATATTGAATTGTTTGTTGTATGATTATGACTTCCAGCATTAGCACTACCATGCGTATGACTACTTTCTGTGTTTAACGATCCAGAAGGAGTAAAAGCATGAGCATGAGATGGAAGATTTGCTTCAAGTAATGTTGCTGTTTCTGCTCCAGTAGTTGAAGCTAATGTTCGTGTAGTTGCTGTAACATATGTGCCAGTACCAACACCAATCGGACATCTTCCCCTCATATCTGGTAAAGTAAATGTATCGTTAGAATTACCAGCACCATAAGTAGTACCAATAATTTTAAAAAGATCGCTATAAGTCTTTCTACTCACAGTACTTCCGTCACAAACTAGCCATCCATTGGGGGCGGTAGAACCAGCAAACATTTCAATAACACCAACAGGAATTACAGAAGGTTGAACTGCTTGGAATGCAGAACCTTTTGGAGAGTTAGTCGGAGTCATGCCGTATGCAAACGCTCCAGCCATTAGTATGCCCCTCCCATTACACAAACTTGCAATGCAGTAGTACTAGCAGTAGTGGTAACACTAAGGGAGGCATAAAGTTTAAATGTACTTGGTAAAACAAGAGGATTGGCAAAAGTCAAAGTGGTAGTAAATCCAGCAACAGTAGTCGAAGGAGTTACAGCAGTAACAAGTATTTCTGTAAACAAGAAAGCTGTAGTTCCATCGTGTACCCATATGCCTACAATATTACCAGCAGTGGGTGCGGTAAAGGCAGTGGAGCAAGCACTAACTTGAATAGCATCAATTCTTAATCCATTAGTGGAAGTAGGAACTATTTGTACAATATTTGCTGCTGCAAGACTAGCTGTTGCTGTTGGGCCTCTAGTTGTACAAGCTGTTTGTGCTGCTAGTGTAGTGCAAGCCATATAAGGAGCTTGAGCAAAGATAGGTGTAGATGTTACTGCCATAGTTATAAACCTCCAAAGTTGTTAGCTAGGTAAATTGTATTGGATGCATCATTTGGCATTTTTTTCCAACCAGTACCATTATAAATCCAAATGAATCCACCATAAGAATAAGTTTGACCAGTAGTAGGAGATGCTGGAAAATCTATCGCCATTATAACCCCCCATAGTTACTAGACATAAATATATCCTGTGAAGGTAATATTAACCTTTTTTTCCACCCAATGCCATTCCAAACCCATATAATACCATTAAATGTATAGACTTGTCCAGTTGATGGCGAGGCTGGAAAATTAAATGTTGAAGGTGCTGGAGTTGTAGTAGTTGTAGTGGTTGTTGTCGCTGCAACATACTCGACAGCACCAATCGTAGGTGTAGTAGCAGATCTTGCTCTTCCTGTTTGATCTAATCCACTAACAGGAGATGCATTGCTAGCTGCTGCATTACCAGCATTAATAGCTGGACTGCCAGCACCAACTGCCATAGTTTGAGTTGATCCACCATTATTTTGCAAAGCACCGAGAAGTGGATCACCAATTACTCTTGCTGCACTTGTTGCCGATGCGGTGGATATTGTTCCAATAATATTTGAAGCTGCGGAATTAAATGTTTTAGCAGCTTGATAAGAACTAAAATCATTTCCACCAGTATTTCCAGAGATAATACTATTTTTTAAAACAATTCCACTATATTCAGATACAAAAACACCACCAGCACCAGGATCATTTATAGATCCCCCTGTGGTGCTATTTCCAGAAATTGTACTGGATAAAATTGTAGTAGTATTACCAAACACAGCAATAGCACCAGCATATAAACCAAGAAGATTATTATAAAAAGTACAATTATAAATTGTGCTTACTACATTATGAAGAATTGCCGTAGTAGTATTAGAAGAAAAAGTAGAATTACCCACAGTAAGAGTACCGCTACCAGCAGCATAAATTGCTGAACCACCACCAGATGCTATATTATTACTAACAAATGATGTGTTAGTTATCGTTGTAGTTCCTATAGTGTAAATAGCACCGCCAGTACCAGTACCAGATACACCAGCGTAGCATCCAGTAAAATAACAACTGTCTATAGTTAAAGTTGATCCAGCATTATAAATACCTCCACCATAAGATCCTGGCGATCCTGCTGTTGCTGCTCGACCATTAGATATAGTTAATCCAGAAATGCTAATTGTAAAACCAGTATTTAAATAAAATATTCGATAGAGATCATTACCGCTAATAGTTAATGAACTTAATCCTGGCCCAGTAATTGTTAAGTTTTTATTTATAGCTGGAAGTGCTGAAGCAAGTGTAATAGTACCAGTTACAGAAAAGGTAATAGGGCTAGTTGCTGTTGCAGCATTAATGTCTGTAATAGCTTGTCTAAGCGTTCCAGCACCCGAATCAGAAAGTGAAGATACTATTACTGCCATTTAGAATTGCACCCATTGGTAAGTATCGCCATCATACACATACATATATACTATTCCAGATGTAGTATCAAGCCAAACATTACCAACTACTGGTGAAACTGGAGCAGAAGCTGATGATGTAAAATTGGATGCATAACTACCTTGGTAACCTTGACTACCTTGATTTCCTGTTCCAGTTGCACCTTGGAATCCTTGATTTCCTTGACTGCCCTGACTGCCTGTTCCAGTTACACCTTGCGAGCCTTGACTGCCTTGTGAACCTTGATTCCCTGTTCCAGTTGCACCCTGAGAACCTTGTGAGCCTTGACTGCCTTGGCTACCTGTTCCAGTTGCACCTTGTGATCCTTGACTGCCCTGTGAACCAGCAATAGGTGATGCCCAAGATAAAACACCACTTGCATTAGTGGCCATGAACTGCCCATTAGTACCATCCGTACTTGGTAAAGTCCAAATTAAATTAGATGCTATACTATCTCCAGCTTTAAATCCTACATAGTTTGTGCCATTAGCTGCTAGTTCGTAGAACCTTAATTCGCTTGTACTTCCAGCAGAAGTATTAAATGGGGTTAGATTCAAAGATCTTGCTAAATATAGTGAGTAGTTGCTATCTACATAAAGAAGTTTAGTTCCGCTAAAATTTTGTATTCTAAATAAATCGCCTGATTGACTAGAAGATCCTTGAATTACTATACCAACTCCAGCATCAACTCCAGTTGAAACTCTTAGCCCGATAGCATTTGTTATAGTCGCATTAGTTCCAGCAACAGGGGCTGAATCAATCTGGACTGTAGCTGCCGTAGTTAATGTACTAGCACCAACAAAACTATAAGTTGGAGCTTGTATTCTAACTGCTCTTTGAGTAGTTAAAGCACCAGTTGCAAATTGAGCAGTTCTTGCCAAATTTATATTTAAATCATTAGATTCTGTAGAAGCAGTCAAAGCGGTATGGGCAGGAGCAGTAATAGTTACTGAAGGACTTTGTGTTCCTGTGCCAGCCGTTCTAGTAACTGAGAGTATTGGAACAGTTACTGTTGTGCCATCAAAAGTAAAGCTCGAAGAGCCAGCAGCAGCATTGCCTGAGTCTTTATACACAACTTGATTTGCAGATCCAGCCACTGGGCCAGTTAAACCTTGAAGCCCTTGGTTTCCTTGAGAACCTTGACTGCCTGTTCCAGTTGCACCTTGTGACCCTTGGCTACCTTGATTGCCTGTTCCAGTGACACCTTGAAAACCTTGATTGCCTTGGCTACCCTGACTACCTGTTCCAGTTGCACCTTGTGATCCTTGTGATCCTTGATTGCCTGTTCCTGTTACACCTTGGAAACCTTGATATCCTTGATCGCCTTGATCGCCTTGGCCTCCTTCATCGCCTCGATGTCCTGAATCGCCTTGATTGCCTTGCGATCCTACAGATCCTTGGTAACCTTGATAACCTTGGTTGCCCTGTGAACCTGTGGTTCCAACAACGCCTTGTAATCCTTGATTGCCTTGGTTTCCTGTTGTTCCAACAACTCCTTGAAAACCTTGTGGTCCTTGACTACCTTGATTCCCTATTCCTGTTGAACCTTGTGACCCTTGGCTACCTTGATTTCCTGTTCCTGATATACCTTGAAAACCTTGGTTTCCTTGCAAACCTTGATTTCCTGTTCCAGTTGAACCTTGTGATCCTTGGCTACCTTGGTTGCCTGTTCCAGTGACACCTTGAAAACCTTGAGATCCATTAGTTCCCGCTGTTCCTTGTGAACCTTGATTTCCTGTTGTTCCAACCACACCTTGGAAACCCTGCGAACCCTGTGATCCTGTGGTTCCAACAATTCCTTGAAATCCTTGATTTCCTTGTGAGCCTTGATTTCCTGTTCCAGTTGCACCTTGATTTCCAGTGGTTCCAACTGTACCTTGCAATCCTTGTAAACCTTGATTTCCAGTGGTTCCAACTGTACCTTGCAATCCTTGTAAACCTTGATTCCCTATTGTTCCAACTGTGCCTTGCAATCCTTGATTGCCTGTGGTTCCAACGACTCCTTGGAAACCTTGTGAGCCTTGATTTCCTGTTGTGCCTACGACACCTTGGTTACCTTGGTTGCCCTGTGAACCTGTGGTTCCTACAACACCTTGTAAACCTTGTAAGCCTTGTGATCCTGTGGTTCCAACTGTGCCTTGCAATCCTTGTAAACCTTGGTTTCCTGTTCCTGTTAAGCCTTGAAAACCTTGAGATCCATTATTTCCTGCTGCACCTTGATTGCCTTGAACTCCTTGATTTCCTTGACTTCCTTGAAATCCTTGATTGCCTAGATTGTTATAATCTGAAATAAGAACAGGAGTCTGACTTGAATTTCCCACCCATATTTTTTTATCTACTATGTTTATCCCTAATTCACCCAATGAGAGTGTGGCAGGAACAGAAGAAGATGTGCTAGATCTTTTTATTTTTATAATAACTGGTGCTACTGTAGTCGTAGTCGTTGTTGTTGTTGTTGTAGGCGAAGCAGTAGTCGTTGTAGTAGTAGTAGTAGGTGCTGCTGTTGTAGTGGTAGTTGTTACCGCAACATACTCAACCGCCCCAATTGTTGGGGTTGTTGCTGATCGTGTAGCCCCTGTTTGATCTAATCCGCTAACAGGGGATGCGTTTGATGCCGTAGCGTTACCAGCACCAATGGCAGGACTTCCAGCACCAACAGCCATTGTTAAAGTCGAGCCACCATTATTTGCTATGGCACTAAGGAGGGGATCGCCAATTACTCTTGCTGCACTAGTAGCAGATGCAGAAGAAATAGTTCCGATAATGTTCGATGCTGCGGAAGCTATGCTACGATCGTCATTGTAAGAATTAAAATCTGAAGTACCAGTATTACCAGAGATGATTGTATTTTTAAGGGTAAGAGTACAGTATTCGCCCAAATAAACAGCACCAGAGTAACCGCCAGATCCACTAGCATTTCCAGATATTGTGCTAGACAATAATGAGGCACTTCCATGTAGATAAAACTTTATAGCACTAATACTAGAAGAAGAATTTCCGTTAAATGTAGAATTATAAATTGTGCTTGTACTTTGTGCATTAACCGCAAGACCGGTGTTATTATAAAATGTACAGTTGCCTATTATAGAAGTTCCACCAGTCATATTTATACAAGAAGCATTTCCAGTATTACTTACAAAAGAAGTATTAGTAACTGTTACATTTGAATAACTTGATATTGCACCACCAATTGTAGCGTTACACCCAGTAAAATAACAATTACTTATAGTAAGATCAGCACCACCGCTGTTAGTTCCATTTCTAATACCACCGCCCATATTATTGTATATACCCGCTGCGGTTGCTTTTCCATTAGCTATTGTTAGTGCTGAAATAGAAAATGTTAAACCAGCAGTTAAATCAAAAACTCTATAAAGACTGTTGCCAGAAATTGTAAGTGAGCTTAATCCGGGCCCAGTAATGGTCGTGCTTTTTGTAAGTGTTGGCAATGCTGATGCAAGCGTGATCGTACCTGTTAGTCCAGTAAAAGTAATCGTGTGCGAACCAACAATTGCATTGAGGTCTGTAATTGCTTGCCTAAGCGTTCCAGCACCCGAATCAGATGTTGAGGTTACATTGATCGTTGTATCTGCCATTTAGAAACTACCTCCGTCTATTGTAGATATAGTTGCTGAAGACCCTTGATATCCTTGATATCCTTGATTTCCAACACCTTGATATCCTTGATAACCCTGACTTCCTGTTCCAGTTGCACCTTGGTTTCCAGTGGTTCCAACGATGCCTTGAAAGCCTTGATTGCCCTGTGAGCCTGTGGTTCCAACAATTCCTTGAAATCCTTGCGATCCAGTTGTTCCAACGACTCCTTGAAAACCTTGTGAACCAGTTGTTCCAACGACTCCTTGGTTGCCTTGGTTTCCTGTTGTGCCAACAACACCTTGATATCCTTGATTGCCTTGGTTTCCTGTTGTGCCAACAACTCCTTGAAAACCTTGTGATCCTTGGCTACCCTGATTACCTGTTCCAGTTACACCTTGAAATCCTTGCAAACCCTGTGATCCTGTGGTTCCAACTGTGCCTTGCAATCCTTGTAAACCTTGGTTTCCTGTGGTTCCAACAACGCCTTGGTAACCTTGATTGCCTTGCGACCCAATAGTTCCAACGACACCTTGGAAACCCTGCGAGCCTTGGTTGCCAGTTGTGCCTACGACACCTTGGTTTCCCTGTGAACCTGTGGTTCCAACAATGCCTTGATGACCTTGAGATCCTTGTGTGCCTGTTCCAGTTGAACCCTGTGAACCTTGCGATCCCTGTGAACCATAACCTTGTGCTCCTTGTGATCCCTGTTGACCTTGCTGGCCTTGCAAACCATAGCCTTGAGCACCTTGTGATCCTTGTGATCCTTGAAACCCTTGCAAGCCTCTTGATCCTTGTGCTCCTATTGCTCCCTGATCTCCCTGCTCTCCTGATCCTGATGGCATTGGAGTTGTAATTACACATTCACATTCTCCAGCATCTCCTTTAATTCCTTGTCTACCCTGATTACCCTCAAAACCTTGTAATCCTTGACTTCCTTGAAAACCATCATAACCTTGATTTCCTTGAAAACCTTGATCCCCTTGCTCTCCTTGGTATCCTTGATACCCTCTTTCTCCAGTTAAACCTTGTTGACCTTGTTCGCCTTGATCTCCTTGTGGACCTCTGATTTGTCCAATATTTTTCCAATATGTAGGAGAAGTATTTGTATGTATTAATCCATCACCAATAGCAGCAACTCGACCACTTGGGTCAGGACATGGGTATGTTGCAGTGCCTTGACTTACATCTGTTAATACCCAAACATCATGCAAGATAGCCCCAAGAGTTTCATCATTGAATACATTTTGCCAACTGTCAGAACCTATGATTACAGAACCATACCCTACATTACCTTGATTTCCTTGATCTCCTTGATTTCCTTGATCGCCCTGGTAACCACGATAACCTTGTTCGCCTTGTTTACCTAATCCTTGATAACCTTGATCGCCCTGTTCTCCTTTATTTCCTTGATCTCCCTGACTGCCATTTGATCCTTGGCTACCTTGATTTCCAGTAGTTCCAACAACGCCTTGATGTCCTTGAAATCCTTGTAATCCAAAAATGCCTTGACTTCCTTGATCACCAACATCTCCTTTTAATCCTTGAAATCCTTGATCTCCTTGATTACCATAAATCCCTTGATTACCTTGATTGCCCTGATATCCTTGATTTCCATAAGAGCCATTTAAACCCTGATCGCCTTGATCTCCTTGATCTCCTTGATCTCCTTGATCTCCTTGACTACCTTGATCTCCCTGATATCCTTGTTCACCATACCCTTGAAATCCTTGAAATCCTTGAAATCCAGTTACACCTATTTCACCTAAAAAACCTTGATCTCCTTGAAAGCCTTGATTTCCTTGGTTTCCTTGAATTCCTTGATGGCCTTGAAAACCTTGAAAACCTTGAAAACCTTGTTCACCTTGAGTACTTTGAAAACCTTGATTCCCTTGATTTCCTTGTGAACCTTGATCACCTTGTGGTCCAGGAATACCTATAGATATCCAACCAATATCATTGTATTCCCATGATCTTTCACCAAATGTGTATATGTCACCCAAGTGTGGATCGTCAGGAAAATTTATTGGCATATCATATATCCTATGTCTTTATTATGTAATTTATGGCTATACTAGGTTGCATATTGTTGTGTGGTATACTTTGACCATTGTTCTGTATGGTTATATTTGTGGCAACATAGTCTGTGAAAAAATTATGTTGATGGCGAGTATTAGCACCACCAGTATACGGTTGACCGCTACTTCTTGAATTCATAGTATCATAAACACCATATCCTAAAGTAAATGAACCTTGAAAACTAGCTTGTTGATGGTTATGATCAGGACTATCATCGCCAGTACGACCACTGTGACGATGAGTTGGATCATATATAGAATGATTATGTTGAGCCAATTCACTTACTGAAAGTTGATGATTTTCTGCACCAACAACATTGCCTAAACTTCTAGGGGTTAAAGAAACCCCATTTGAACCAACTGGCATTGCATTTACATTAGTTCCAGCAGTTCCTATTATTGTTCTGCTTCTTAAATCTGGCACAGCAAATGTAGTAGTTCCATTGCCACCATAGTTTGATTGTATCAGATTAGATAATGTGACATAAGATGCTCTAGTATAAACTGTGCCATCACACAGTAACCATCCATCAGGAGCAGAACTACCAGCGAAAGCAATTATTGATCCAGTTGGAGTTGAAACTGCTGCTGGTAAACTTTTCCAATTTGTGCCATCACTTGTAAGAACATTCCCAATTGTTCCAGCAGATGCAAGTCCAGTTCCACCAGAGCCAACAGTTAAAGTTGATGATAATCCACCAGCAATAATTGTATTTTGATTTATCCAAGCTGGAGCAGCAGAACCATTTGACTTAAGTATTTGCCCACTAGTTCCAGCAGCAAGCATAGCTGTTGATCCAGAACCAGTTTGATATGATATTTGCCCCGCTGCACCACCAGAAATATTTATCGCTGTTGTGGCCACACCAGTAGTATTTTGATTAAGTGTGGGTATATCGGCAGGAACTAAAACTCTAAATGATGGAACACCAGTAGAACCATTTGGTGATGCAAGAACAGTATTTGCTGATTGACTAACTAGAGTTACAGTAAATCCACCAGCAGTAGTAACTGGATTTGAACCAGAAATACTAAATATGGCTGGTACAGATAATGATACAGATGTTACTGATCCACTAGATTGAAAACCTTGAGATCCTTGAACACCAACTAATCCTTGGTATCCTTGATATCCTTGTGAGCCATTTGTGCCACTAGAACCTTGTGATCCAGTGCCACCAGTTACTCCTTGGTATCCTTGATTTCCAAAACTTCCTTGAAGACCTTGAAGACCTTGACTTCCATTTGTTCCTTGAGAACCTTGAAAACCTTGTGCTCCAGTAGATCCAATTATTCCTTGTAAACCTTGTCTACCTTGATATCCTTGTTCACCAATAGATCCTTGAATACCTTGATTACCTTGCCTTCCTTGAAGACCAATAGTGCCTTGACTTCCTTGAACACCTTGGAATCCTTGATCACCTTGATTTCCATAAATTCCTTGCCTACCCTGATCCCCTTGGTTTCCTTGAAATCCTTGTCTACCTTGAATTCCCTGATAGCCCTGTGGACCTCTAATAAAACCAACATTCTGCCAATATTTGGGTGGGTTTCCAGTGTATATTAAACCGTTTCCAATGTTTGCAATACCAATGTATGGATTTGGACATCCTTCTGTTGCAGTTCCTTGTTCCGTATCTGTAATTATCCAAACATCACCAACAGTAGCACTATAAGTTTGAACATTAAATATATGTTCCCAAGTGTCAGAGCCTTTAATGCTAACACCAGAACCTGTTTGACCTTGATAACCTTGATAGCCCCTATACCCTTGAATTCCTTGAAATCCTTGATTGCCTATTAAACCTTGAAAACCTTGAAAACCTTGAAAACCTTGTTGCCCTTGATATCCTTGAATACCTTGACTTCCTTGAACTCCTTGAAAACCTTGATTGCCTTGCAAACCTTGTCTTCCTTGTAAACCTTGATATCCTTGATTTCCTTGATTTCCCTGCGTTCCTTGAAAACCTTGAGATCCTTGAATACCTTGAAAGCCTTGATTGCCCCTATTTCCTTGATCACCTTGTTCTCCTTGAAATCCTTGAAAACCTTGTTCTCCTTGAAATCCTTGGTATCCCCTATTTCCTTGATAACCCTGATATCCTTGATAACCCTGATCTCCTTGATTTCCTTGATCACCCTGATATCCTTGTCTTCCTTGTAAACCTTGAGATCCTTGTAACCCAAAATACCCTTGATAACCTTGATAACCCTGTTCGCCTTTTAATCCTTGATATCCTTGATCACCTTTTAATCCTTGGCGACCTTGATATCCTTGCTCACCTTGCTCACCTTGCTCACCTTGATCGCCTTGACTTCCTTGATAACCTTGATCACCTTTAGATACTAATAATCCCCAACCATTATTTGGTGGCGAAGAGCCTAATGACCAAGCTCCAATATTTATTAATTGATAAAATGAACCCTGATATGTAACCGCATCATTTAAAATATATGTTGCTAATGAAGACCAAGTGCCTATGTACGCAAATGGAACTTCGCCTTGATAACCTTGTTCTCCTTGTTCACCTTGATAACCCTGTTGACCTTGAAATCCTTGGTAACCTTGGCGACCTTGATAGCCTTGCTCGCCTTGATTTCCTTGCTCGCCTTGATTCCCTTGAAAGCCAATTGTGCCTAAAGATCCTTGATATCCTTGATTTCCCTGTCTTCCTTGAAAACCTTGATACCCTTGGTTTCCTTGAAAACCTTGATACCCTTGAAATCCTTGTAATCCTTGTAAACCTTGCAATCCCTGACTTCCTTGAAAACCAGCACCCTGTCTTCCTTGATAACCTTGTGCCCCTATAGATCCAACAGGTTGAATCCAAATTCCAGTAACGCCATCATATATAAATATGTATATAATGCCTGTCGTTGTATCCAACCACATATCACCAGCACTTGGCGATAATGGAGCAGTTGGACTTGCAGTATATATGCCTCTATTTATGCCCTGATAACCTTGATCGCCTTGGTTGCCTTGAAAACCTTGATCTCCTTGCGGACCAACAATTCCAATAGATAGAGTAACAAAGTCTTCATTGTTTATTACTCCATATGTACTGACTAGTGTCACATTAAATATTACATAACTTCCATCAATAGTATCATTTGTTGCAGTACCATCTACGCAAGAAGTTATTTGATAAGTAACATATGTTGAAGGATTGGCTTGATTTGTTAGAGTTAAATAACCACTCTGAATACTTAAGAATAAATCATGTAGGGTAGTATTTAATCCGTATGGATTATCATCTACTTTAACTTGAGTAGCCGAAGTAAAAGGATCAGCATTAAAACTTATATAATCATTAGTAGGATCAAGATCTGTAAGAGTTGTTGTGTTTACCTTGTATGTCCAAGACAATGCACCAGTTCCAAGCTCGCCTTGATCACCTTGAAAACCTTGATTTCCTTGCGATCCCTGATCGCCTTGATAACCCTGATTTCCTTGATCTCCTTGATTGCCTTGATTGCCTTGAAAACCCTGTTCACCTTGAAATCCTTGATGACCCTGATCGCCTTGTAATCCCTGTTCACCTTGGAAACCTTGATCGCCCTGATTGCCTTGTAAACCTTGTTGACCTTGATAACCTTGGTCACCTTTCTGAGCAATTAATGTCCAAAAAGTTCCTTCTGCTGGAGTATCCCCAAGATTGCCACCATTAGAATGAATGCGATACCAAGTTTGTCCTAAATAAGTTGCTATATCACCTACAGCATATGATGCACCACCACTATAAGCACCTGTGAAATTCCACAACGCATCTGATCCTTGATTACCTTGTTCACCTTGGAATCCTTGTTCTCCCTTTTCGCCTTGCTCACCTTGAAAACCTTGAAAACCTTGTGATCCTTGATCACCTTGATTTCCTTGAAACCCTTGTTCACCTTGAAACCCCTGTTCTCCTTGGCTTCCTTGATCCCCCTGACTTCCTTGTGAACCTTGATCGCCTTGCGAACCCTGTTCTCCTTGATTGCCTTGAGATCCTTGAGATCCTTTAGCTGCAATTAAATCCCAAAACCCGCTTCCATCATAAGGATAACTGGAAGCAACAGAAAATGTAGCACTAGTTAAATTTATGTTACCAGCAAATGTGCCACCAAAAGGATCAGAAAAAAATTGTTCCCATCCAGAAAGCGGAACTACTGCTGGATTAGATGTAGGATTGTATAAATAACTATGTTTATTGTCTGATAAATAATTAAGTGTCCAAAAAGGATATGGCACATCTCCAACATAACTAGAAACATTATTAGGGCCAAGAACATAAACAGTTCCATTAACTTCGCCAGCATTAGTTGCTAATTTATAATAGTTACTAAAACCATTTGTACTAGCACCCATATATCCAACTGGAGATGATGTCTTGACATAATATCCATTCAGATCAGAAGCTTGAGAAATTCCATAGCCATTATAAAGTGAACCGCCTGTGATACCAGAAACAATTAAGGAATCGAGCGATGCTGTTTGTTTGCAATAAAAGGTTTGACCATCATAAACAACGACATCTCCAATATTATAAACAAGAGAAGAATTATAATTTCCTCTATAATTAATTCCTATGTTTCCTTGATTTCCTTGCCATCCTTGATCGCCTTGATTTCCATAATTTCCTTGATCGCCTTGTGATCCTTGATCACCTTGAAATCCTTGGTTCCCTTGAAAACCTTGATCTCCTTGATCGCCCTGATTACCCTGCAATCCTTGATATCCCTGATTTCCTTGCGGTCCAACAGCACCTTCTAGGTTTACAGCATAGCCCCATGAAAAACCTTGAAATGGATTTCCATGAACATCTGTTGAATCTACAATAGTAAAATTAATAATTCCAGTAACTTTGTCATAAGTGTTTACAACTGCTACTGCATAGGCAGTACCACTAATTGCAATAACAATTGATTGTCCTGCTGAATAGGCAAGTCCACCATTAACACTAATATTATCTGTGAATGGAAAAACTGATGGAATGTTTGTATATGCAGCACTATAAGTTGAATATCTGTCAGCTTGTCCTTGGTAACCCTGTTCTCCCATTTCCCCTTGATGCCCTTGAATACCAATCATTCCTTGGTATCCTTGATTTCCAGTTGTTCCAATAATGCCTTGGAATCCTTGTCTTCCTTGATTTCCTTGAAAACCTTGTCTTCCTTGATTTCCTTGATTTCCTTGAAAACCTTGTCTTCCTTGAGATCCTTGCGATCCTTGCGATCC